TGTGGACGAGCTGACGGCGGGCAAGCCCCGCTTGATCGTTCTCAACCGCGTCGATCAGGCGGACCCCGAAATGACAAAAAAGTGGGCATCCTACTTCCGCTCGCTCGGCTATGCCGTCATCGAAACGGACGCAAAGCAGGGCGGCGGCGTGAAGCAGTTTTCCTCCGCCGTGCGCACGCTCCTGCGCGAGAAGATCGCCTCTTACGAGGCCAAGGGGCAGGTCGGGCGCGTGCTGCGCGTGATGGTGCTCGGCATCCCGAACGTCGGCAAGTCGACCTTCATCAACAAAGTCTCCGGCCGCAAGAGCGCCAAGGCGGAGGACCGCCCGGGCGTGACGCGCACGAAGCAGTGGGTGCCCGTCGACAAGACGCTGGAGCTGCTCGACACGCCGGGCATCCTGTGGCCGAAGTTTGAAGACAGCGGCGTTGGTATCCGCCTTGCCTTCACCGGCGCCATCCGCGACGAGGTCGTCGATATCGAGGAGCTTGCCATGCGCCTGATGGACTACCTCGGCAAGAACTATCCCAAGGCCATTGAGGAGCGCTACAAGCTCGCCATCTCCGAGGAGGACGACGGCTATGCGCTGCTGGAAAAGGCGGGGCGCAAGCGCGGCTTCCTCATGCGCGGCGCGCAGGTGGACACCGAGCGCATGGCGCGCATCCTGCTGGACGAGTTCCGGGGCGGCAAGCTGGGACGCTTTACACTGGAGACGGCGGAGGACTGGGAGAGCGCATGAGCGTTGACCTGCATTATGAGGCGCAGGCCCGCGCGGCGGGCCATGCTTTCGTCTGCGGAGTGGACGAGGCGGGTGCAGGGCCGCTGATGGGGCCTGTGTACGCCGCTGCCGTCATCCTGCCGGAAAACTGCGAGATCGAAGGGCTGAACGACTCGAAAAAGCTGACGGAGAAAAAGCGCGAGGCGCTTTTTC